ATTAAAAACTTTCAGGAAACCATTAGAACCGTCGGAACCAACCCAGATTTCTCCGTTAACCGCGGAAATACAATGCTTGATGGATGATGCCGAGTAAAAATGGAGTCCTGCTGCGCGATTAAACACCATCCACATCTCAGGAACACCGTTAGCATCTAGATCAAAAGCATCGTAGATAATAAGTGATGTTGAGGTAGCCACTAGTAGAGCAACCACAGGAAATTCTTTAGTTTTACCTCTGGTGCTGGTATTTAATGTCTCGTTGTACCAAGAAGTGTACTGAGTTCTGTGCCTCCACTGACCTGAATCTGAGTCTAACCTCGTGTCATACACATAGAGGTCTACCGCAGTGTCAGTCGTAGAAGATGAGATAGCTGTTAGAGCTGCTTCAAATGCATCAGTGTCTTCTACTGCAGCTGAACCTAAGCCTAAGTTAGTTCTAGCTGATGGTATGTCATCCACGTCGGACAAGTTATATGCTGCAAGAAGGTCACCTGTACCTGTTCCTGGTGCTCCTCTTAGGTCTCCGGTTGAAAACCCTAGTCCGTCGTCAGACGTAAAGGTTACTACGCCTGTACCTGAGTTGTAGCTACCGCCAGTAAAACCATCGCCAGTGGCTCCGGTAGCTCCGGTGGCTCCTGTTGCTCCGGTGGCTCCAGTCGGACCTTGAATTCCTTGTGGGCCTGTATCACCAGCAGGAATGGTAAAATCAAAGGTAGCCGCCGAGGATGTACCGCTGTTAGTTACTGTAGCTGATGAACCTGCAGCACCTGTAGTAACAGTACCAACTGCAATAGTTGCAGCAGATCCTGTAGCTCCTGTATCTCCAGTCTGGCCTTGAATTCCTTGGGCTCCGGTATCACCCTTAGGAATACTGAAATTAAAGGTAGCAGATGATGATGTGCCACTGTTAGTTACAGTTACGGATGAACCTGCAGCACCTGTAGTAACTGTTCCAACTGCAATAGTTGCAGCTGCACCATCGGTACCACGTAGGTCATCTGTAGAAAAGCCAAGTCCATCGTTAGATGTGAACGTGACGACACCAGTTGGTGTATCATAACTACCACCAGTGAATCCTGCGCCTGTAGCACCACGTAGGTCGCTTGTAGAAAATCCAAGTCCGTCATCTGATGTAAAAGTGACGACACCAGTCGAGGCGTTGTAGCTACCACCAGTAAATCCATCACCGGGTTGAACCACTTCCCAGGCAGATCCGGTGTAGTACTTTAGATTTCCTGATGTTGAGTCATGGTATAAATCTCCAGCTGTAAGCGCATCTCCGTTACCGTCGACTGTAGGATCACTTGCAGATGACCCGAGGTAAATGGCTCTGAAGTTGTTGTATGTAGTGGATGCTGAGGTTGCGCTCGATGCTGCGTCGGAAGCTGACTGGGATGCAGATGATGCGCTTGAGGATGCACTAGATGCAGAAGCTTCGGCTTCGTTCTTCGAGGTGACTGCCTCGTCACGAGCAGTCTCGGCTTGTTCTTTTAAGCTATCGATGTCCTCAACGTCTTGAGGCGTCTGACCACTACCAGCGTAAAATGAAGAACTCATCTTGGTACCTCGCTTTTAATCTAAGTATTGTGCAGAGGCCTGGATCACCTGCACGGTACCTGATGACTCAGCGTCATCAGCTTGGCCTTGAAGTTCATTCGCGAGTTGAGTGAAACGACCTTCGAACAGCTGACCACGCTCATCGAGGAAGTAGTCCGCAGCGAACGAGAGAGCACCATAAGCAATCAAATCTGAAGCAATGAGAGCCAGGTCGTTCTCATCAGTATCTGAGGTCATCACTGGAAATGACGCATAGTAATTTAAAACTAAGCTTCCTGAGGTCGGATACGGATAAATCTTAAAGTTGGTACCCTGTCGTGTGAAATACTTTGGTGTACCAGTTTCATCACCAACGCTTACATCCAGAAACCTGTTCATAGAGACACGGTTCACACTGGTATTATCGTAGTACATGTTGATGGCTTCGAGGAAATCAGATGGTATCAAGACCTCATCTGTTGTGATCGAGATTGTATATGAATACGACTTCTCCATAGGAGGAATACGAAGATTACGCTCGATCCTGGTGATACTCTGATCGATAAAGGTGTCGGCCAAAGCATCACTGCAGTCACTGCGGTTCAGTAGTTCTTTAAAGTGTGTTCGGAGTTCACCTTTATTCATATCTTAGGCCTTCTTTGTCTTGCGCTTTGTCTTCGGCTTGGGAGGCTTCTTTGCTGTTTTTGCAGCAGCGCGAAACGCAGCGTCAGTAGGAGCACCTTTGTCTCCCTTCTTTCGCATCTTCTCACCACGTCTTCGCTTATCATGGATGTTTCCGTAAAGGCTCACTTGTTAGAGCCCTTCTTACACTCACCCATTAGCTTGCAGGTGACAGGGGTCTTGCACCCCTTGCAGGGTTTAAAGACACCTTTATCGCTATAACCGTCCATCGATCATTTCCTTTTTGATTTAGTGCCAGAGCATTTCCAGCGTTTACGTGACAGGTTGAGAGGGCTGTTTGGATCTTTCGCAGCTTTAGAGAACTTACGTTTCTGGGCAGCAGATCGAGCACAGTATGCGTCACCCTTAGAGGTACCAGGTCGAACCCGAGGACCACCGTCTTTAGCTTTACCAGCCTGACCGTAGGATACCCGGCGCCCAGACTTCGTGACTTTCACACGGGCCTTTCCCTTGGCTGGTGTAGCCATAGTTAGATCCTTTTGTCAGTGGCTAAAAATGCATCCAGGTTCTGCTCTTTGAGACGTTTGACGATCTCGGCACCTGTTACCTCATAGATGTTGAAACCTTCGCGCATCCATTGCTCGATGACCGCTGTAGGTATCGAAGCGACACGCATGAATTCACCTTCGAGATGCTCTTTCGATGCGTTGCGACTGTCTTTTAGATCGTCCAGGAATGCCTGGGATATGTTTTGGGTGTGCTTACGCACCAGGTCAGTACCTTCTTGGAGAAACTCCGTGTGTACGTTCAATAAATTAATACCAGGTACTTTCGTGTCTTTAGACATTTAGATCCCCTTAAAAAGAAAGGGGTGCATCCAAGTCATCTTCCAGGGCAAGGAGAGCGAAAACCCTTTGGATGACGAGGACACACCCCATCTTGTACCTACCCCTGGTCAGGGGCTGGTGATTTTAAAAGGTCTTAGGAGAGACCTGTGATCATGCCGTCAGCACTGTAGTTCATGTGCTTCAAGCTATATTCACCGACTACGAAGTGCTTCTCACTATCGCCAGCTGAAGCAAGCAATGTGCGAGAGAACGGACGTAGGACACATGAACGCCACATCGCAGGATCGATGAGGAATGCGTGTGTGGTGATCTGGTGTCGGTTCAAGACAACCTTGTACTCACCGTATGGAGAGACATAGAGATCAATCACGTTCACCAGGTTGCGGCCCTGGGCAATCTCACGATTACGACCTGATGCTGCACTGAAGCCTGCTACGATCTGAGCATCAGCTGGCTTGATCATGAATACTGATGGATCGGAGCCCGCATTGAAGCAGTCTTCTCCCAGCTCAAGTAGCTTTGCTTCTGTGAGAGCGTCGGTTGCGTTTGCACCAGCGTCAACAGATGTTGAGATCTGCTGAGTAGCTGAGTCCATTTCGCGAGCTACTGAAGACGAGCCTGCTACCGCAGCGTTGTCGACTCCTACGTATGCCCGCTCTAGGTCACGTTTGATCTCTTTAAGAGCCTTACCGAGTTGGTATGCGGTCTCTTTGGCACGGCCATATGTACCGATAGCGTCCGCAGTTGCAGATACCTGGAAGGCTTTGTGCAAGATTTGCGTATTGTTGGTACGCTCGGTGGCATCCGTGAGGGTTGCCATCGTTGCATCCGCGCCTTCAACTTGAGCGTTGTTGGCGGCAGCTGCGAGGCTATCTTCGAGCCATGAGAATGTCCGAGCGTTTACTTTCTCAGAACGGATCATGGTGAAGAATGGGGTATCGGTTGGGGTGATGTCGGAGATGATGTCCGAGACATCCTCTTTCTTTCCGACTTGGTCGTAAGTTGTATATGTAGCCATTTCTCAGGTTACCTTCTTTAGTTGGATTGAGAGATTTAACGCTCCCACCTAGCCATTAAGGCATCAGCTATATCCTCAAGGTCGCCAGTTCGGCTTGCGTTCGTTCGAAGACGCTCTTGCGCCTTTCTCTGACGGTGGACCCGCAGGTCGGCATCAGATTGAGGTGCTTTCTTGGTCTTTAGAACTCTTCGCGTTCCGTCTTTAGTTTTGATCACTTTGGCCTTCGCTTTCTTAGTTTGGGCCGAGGCTTTAGTCTGATCGTAAAGACGGGCCTTGTTGAGGATCATGATCACAGTCGGATCAACGTATTGATCGACTTGTTCCTGAGGTAATCCCTGGCTGACGGCATATGAGCGGATGTTGTTGTAAAGCTCATCACCCCAGTCTGGGAGTTGCTCAGAGAGAACCTTGACGCAGTTCTGGGCGGCCTCTTGAACAGCTTTCTGCTGTTGCATCTGGACGTCCTTGTAAAATGCGTCGGCTTCCTCTTTTAGGAACTTGAGATCTTTCTCAGCTTCTGATGCTTCTCTTCGTAATTGAGCGAAATCCTCGACAGACAGTTCTCGACTTGCGACGAGCATGTCCACCTCTGAATACGGTTTCATACGAGCTTCGGCACGTTCCAGAAGCTTTTTGTAGCTGATGTCCGCCTTATTCAAAGCATCTTCTGCTTCTTTACGCTTGGCGGCAGCTTCTTGAGACTTTCTAGTTAATGACGCTTCTTGACCGTAAAGTCGCTTTAGATCCTTGATGGATGCCTGTTTAGTCTGGCCGTCAACTTGGATTTCCACCAGCGTGTCTTCAGAAAGCTCAAGCTCCGCTTGTGCCTCTTCTTCCTCTGCTTCTGGTTCATCCTCGTCCTCGGACTCATCTTCTTCAGGGTCCTCGTCGGTATCCTCTACTTCTTCGAAGTCTTCTTCATCATCAAATGTTTCTGACAACTCTTCGTCTGTCTCCTCGACAGAAGTGTCATCAGTTGCCTCGAGCGTCTCGTCATCTTCAGATAGGTTTTCACCGTCCGTCCAACGTTGCAGGATGGCATCTGCGGCATCCATGACATCATGGTATGCTGCTGGTTGAGTTGCATCTTCTTGGACGTTGTTATCCATAGTCCTATGCTTCCTCTTCGCTGTTGTCGCGTTTCACAAGAGCCTCGTCTCTGATGGAGACTGCTTGTTTTAGTGAGTTCACTACTTCGACTAATGCTCGGTAGTGACAGTACGTTTGCTCACGACCTTCTTTGTCACCAGGTGGACTGTTGGCAAACTTCTGGAATGCACTGTCCACCAGGCCGTTCACAATGATGTTAAAGGGCTCGGACGCCAGTAAGTTCTCGGCGGCGTCGCCCAGTTCGATAAGTCTTTCTTCTGTTTGACTCATCTAGCTCTCCTTAGTTGTCACGGTTACCCGCTAGGTGATGCGATAGCTCTGACGTCGTCAGCGGTTCTCGCGATCTTCAACTCTTCAGTGTCGACAAACTGTTTGTGCTCAAGTTGTGCTTCCTTGAGATCCATATTGTCTGACTGAAGTGCGAATTGGTTCTGAGCCTTCATCTGCTCAAGTTGAACTTTCATCTGAGCAATCTGAGCGTCCATCTGAGCTTTCATCTCCGCGACCTGCGTCTGACGCTCCTGGAGCTCGATCTGCTTCTGAGCCATCTGCATCTGCATTTCAGCAGCTGGGTCAGGTTGTGGTGGTGGTAGCTCTTGCGGTGGCGTCAGATAATCTCTGACGTTCTTGATGCCGTTCTGCTCCATCACATGAGACATCAGTGCATACTGGTTCTCTTGTGTGTACATCGATGCCAGGGTTGGG